CATGCGTCCGCGGCCTCCTGCGTCATGCCGAGCGCCTCGCGGTCGATCCGGCTCTTGAGCTGGAGGCCGATGCCGACGACGTTGGTGCGGTTGGTGCGGATGGCAGAGGTGGCGATCGGGGCTGCCATGTAAAGCATCCGGGCACGCTGCCGCAGGGTGTAGTTGTTGGCATCGATGTCCTCCTTCGGGCTGCCGCTCATAGCTCTGAAGCCCTTGGTCGCCTTCTTGTGCCAGCTTGCGCCGGCGTCGCCGTAGCCCTTATTCACGGGGCGCGGCTGCTGCCGCCTGTTTTGTGGGCGGCTTCTGCTTTTTCTTTTGCTGATGGTGCTCACCTCCTTCATGGTGAAGATGGCCGGGCCGGGAGAAAAGGAGCGAAAACTCCCGGCGTCGGCCTATGAAAAAAGCTCCTTTTGGGGCTTCTTTCACCAGTCTCGGGGCACTACTCCCACAGCTTTTCGCGGCTTCTCGCCGTTCAGTGCGGCCTCGAGGGCTTCGATGTCTGCCTCGAGCTGTTTGATGGCGGCCCGGATGGATCCGAGGTCGGTGTTGTAGCGGGCCAGATTGCGCGAGCCGATGCCGTAGCTCTGGACGCCTCCGTCCAGCATCTCGGCCTCTCGCTTCAGGTAGAGCTCCAGCCGGTTCCTCTTGATGGAGAGCTGGTACTCGATTTGTTCGCGGGTCTTTCTCATTGTGGTGTGTCCTCCTTACCAGTCGTCGAAGGCGTCGGCCCGGTTGTGCCGTGGCCGCTGCCGTCGCTGCTGCGGGGCCTTCGGCTTTTCCTCCAGCCCTTGCAGGCGGCGCTCGATGGCGTCCATGTCAGGGTTGATGATCTTGAGGCCGGCGTTGGCATAGTCGCGGCAGTCGAGGGCCTCGTTGCGGTTGTGGCCGGGCAGCTTCTCCCACGCCCAGCGGTCGCCGCGGCGTGTGTGCGTGAGCACCAGCTTCTCAGAGAGGAGCCCGTTGAAGAAATTGAGGTCATAACCGGCGTCGGGGTGCCGGTTGAAATGGCAATATTTCGGCCCGGCCTCCTGCACCTTCAGATTAGCCATGATCGTCGCCTTGCCGGCGTCGACGCCGATGGTGTAGAGCCAGCAGGTGATCCGCTTGTTGTCGCGGATCGGCACCTTGCTCGGAGGCGAGACGAAGGGGATGCCGTCGCCGCCCTTGCCCTTGATGGCAAAGACGCGCTTGCCGACGCGGGCCCGGCACGCCTCATAGACCTCTTGGGTGAAGTGGCCGCCGGAGTCGACGCAGGTGATGGAGATCTTCAGACCGCGGCCGTTTTTGAACTTGTAGACGTGGTCGACCACGTCGTCGAGCCGCTGCCAGACCTCCGGGGTGTCTGGTCGGCCCATGATGTAGCCCTTGACGATGCCCCACGTCTCGCCGTACTTCCCGTGACCGACCACCTCGTATTCGAGGCGGTTGTCCTGAGTGTCGACGCCGCAGGTCAGCACGAGCACGCCGTCAGGCAGCTCCACAGGGGTGCCGTCCGGGCGGGTGCCGTAGTCCTCGCGGCGGGCGAGCATGGTGTCCTCGTCCTCGAGGTCGCCGCGATCTTCCCACAGTTGGCCGAGCAGGGTGTTGTAGACGACCTTGAGGCGCTGCGGGTCATCCTTGGCGTCGAGGAACTTGAGGACGATCTTCTCCCACGGAGTCCACGGGCTCGAGAAGGCATTGAGCCAAAAAGAACGGACGCCTTTTTTGTAGGCGTCCGGGTTGTCGGCGATCCACTTGGCCGGCTGCTTTCGCATGACGTCCTCGGGGATCAGGCAGCCGCAGGCCGGGCAGCTCCACGAGACGCCGCTCTTGAGACTCCACGACTTTTTCCCGCGGATCCGCTTGACCTCCGGGTCGAAATGGATATTGTCGAACACGATCTCGCTGTACTCCCCGCACTCGGGGCAGCGGTGGCACCAGCGTTCCTGCGTGCCTTGGTAAAAACTCGTCTCGATGTTGCTGTTGCCCTTGATGGTCGGGGTCGAGACCTCGACCGCCTTCGCGTTGTAGAATGTGGCCTGACGTGCTTCGGCCAGCGCCCACGGGTCGCCCTCGGTGCCGGCGCTGGTCGCCCAGCGGTCGCGCTCGTCGCCGATGATGTAGCGGGCGGGCGTGGAGGCCAGAGCCGAGGCGCTGTTGGAGCCGGTCAGGGTGAGCATACCGCCCGGGAAAGACTTCTGGAGGATCGTGTTGCCGCTGTCCTTGGCCTTGACGTCGTGCACCTTCGCCTTCAGGGGCTTGCTGTCGCGGATCATGGGGGCCACGCGGAGGCGGCTGAACTTTCGGGCGTCGTCGATGGTCGGGTGGACGTAGAGGATGCTGCCGGGGTCTTGGTCGATGATGTAGCCGATGATGTTGAGCTCGAGCTCGGACTTGCCGACCTGAGAAGCGGCTACCATGACTATTTTGTGCACCTTCGGATCCGTAAAGGCCCGCATGGGCTCCTCGAGGTACGGGGTGCGCTTGGTGCGCCACGGGCCGGCCTCGGCTGAGCTTTCCGGGGAGAGGCGGCGGTGCTTGTCGGCCCACTCGTCCACGGTCAGACTCTCAGGCGGGGCGAAGCGTTTGACCGCTCCGGCGATGGCGGTATTGAGCTTCGCGGCGGCTTTTTTAGTCGTCCGCGTCATCGGCGAGCTGTTCGCCCCAGCCTTCCCGATCCCTTACTCGCCGGGCGTACACCTCGGGATCGTATTTATAGCCGGCCAGCTCCGTCAGGATCTTGTAGACCTCTGTGCGGATGATCTCGGACGCCTCGGCGGGTGTTGCTGCGCCGGTGACGTCGACGGCCAGACGGCCCGGCAGGGCCACGAGCATCGACCTGATATTGTAGACGAGGTCGGTCATCACAGCCTCGACGTCCTCGCTGCGGTGCATGGTGCCCTCGATCTCGCTGAGCTGGAGGGCGGCGATGTCTGCCTTGCTGCGCTTGAGGTCAGCCTCAGCCTCCAGACGCCGGCCCTCGATCTCGCTGTCCTTCTTCGACGGCTCCCGGCCGTTGGCCTTGGCCGTCAGGTATCGGATGTACCTCTGGATCGTCGGCAGCAGGTCGTAGCGGTTGGCGTTGCCTTCCTTGACCGCGGTGATGACGCCCTCCTTGGTGAGCTGCTGCACTCGGCGGGGCGTCATGTCGAACAGGGCCGCGATGGTCTTACTGTCGACGAGCTTGTTGTTGGTTGGGTTCGGCATGGCGTTCCCTCCTTTCTGCCGCTCGGGCGAAACGAAACGGCCCGAAAAAAATTTTCCCCGGCTGCGCGTTTTTTGGGCTCGCCAGCACCGCAGGCCAGAGGGGCCCGTCACAGTACCTTGCGGCGCTGCGCGTGGCCGTGGAGGCGTCTGCTCGGCGCTGTGGCGCGCTCTGTGCGCGTCTGGCGGTGCTGGCCTGGCTCGGTGTCGGGCGCCGTGGTGGGGCGCCCTGTGGGCCGCTGTGGGCTATTTCCCGAGGGCTCGGTCGAGGTTGTGCTGGAGGCGCTTGGCCGTCTCCTCTTGGAGCCGGGTCATTATCTTCTCATTGGTGCGCTCGCTGGTTATCATGGATGGCACCGAGATGGTGGTGAACTTCTTAATGTCGGTGCGCGTCCGGCTCATTCGCTGGAATGGAATGGCGCTGACGCCGCCGGCCTTGGTGTTGCCCGTCCCCATGAGGATATTGTGCGATCGCTCGGAGTACGGGCCGCCCGGGGTGCGGGTGTTCAGGTAACGGCCGATGACCTTCTTCTGTCCCTTGACCACCTGCATCCGCAGCGTGTAGCTCTTGCCCGGCGGTGCGGTCTTGGGCGTCATGCCGAAGTGCACGGGGGTGAGCAGCCGGCCGGAGTAGGTGATGGTCAGCTCCTCGATGGTCTCGCCCGAGACGCTGACGCTGCCCGCCATCTTCTTCGGCTTGCCGCTGTTCTTGCCGGACGGGGTGATCTCGCCCTTCTTGATGTTGTAGACCGACGTGACTTCCTGAGCGATCCAGCTCGGCGCTCTGGCCTTGATGTCGCGGACGGTGGCCTTCACGGCCTTGCGGCCCTGCTCGTCGATCTGTGCGACGGTGTCCATGAGCTTTTGGAAGTTTTCGACCTGCATGGTGATGGTTGCCTTTGCCGTTGTTGTCACCTCCTGAATATGCAAAAAGAGACCGGCGGGCGTTGGTTCGCCCGTCGGCCTCTTGCCGTCGGTTGTTATTCGGTTTTCCTCTGGTCAGCCGCTCGGAATTGTCACGGCGTTGCCCGTGTGTCCGGCGGTCTTTTGCAGGATATAGAATAGCACGGGTCGCTACTGCTTTTCAATTCCTTTTACTTCCCTTTTGTTCCTTTTACTGCGTTTTACTGCCACAGCTCAGGTAGGGGCTCCAGCTCGTCCAGCACAGCGGCGAGGTTGAGCAGGGCACGGCCGTGGATCTTGTATGTCCTGTTCTGGTAGGCGTCCACTCTGTCGACGTAGTCCCGCCGATCACCGAACAGGACGCCGCAGGTGCTCTCCCAGTCGGCCCGGTCGAAGTAGCGCAGCCGGATGACGGCACGCTCGTCGGGGTCGGAGAGCTGGAGGATCAGGCCCTCGATGGCGTTGCGCTCCTTCTTCTCCTCGGCCTTGAGCCGGTCGATCTGTTCCTCGAGCTCCATTTTCCGCTCCACCATCATGCCGGTGCGGTCGGATGGTGTGCCGGATCCGCGGGGCATACCTGTCAGATCAGGGCCGGGCGGGGAGGCCATCGTCATCTCCATGCGGTCGAGACGCTCGAGCTGGTTGTCGATGTCCCTCAGCATGGCGGTGTAGGCCGCGAGCCTGTCCTTGATCCGTTGTGTGATCGGCTTCTCGCTCATTATGTCAGGGCGTCACTCCTGCTCACCTCCTTCCTCGTCAGGCTCGAAGATCGCGGCGATCTCCTCGCGCGGTAGCTCTCGGCCTTGACGGACGCAGCGCACGTTATTGTCTCCAGTGGATTTGATGTAGCGCCGCACGATCACGTCGCACCATTTCGGTTCGAGCTCGATCATGGCGCAGGTTCGCCCGGTGTTCTCGCAGGCTATGAGCGTCGAGCCTGAGCCTCCAAAGAAATCGACTACGAGCTCGCCCGGCCGGCTGCTGCTCAGAATGGCCCGCTCGCACAGTGCGATCGGCTTCGGCGTTGCGTGCCCGCCTGCGTCGTCTCTTTCTGCCGTGTTTGTGATCGGGAAACGCCACACATCGGTCATTATGTCGTGCTCGTCGCTGTCGTTGTGGGTGTTGTCGAAGAATGCGCGCAATTCCATCGCTTCTGCCTTCATGTTCTGGTATGCCTCGGACGGCTTGTTGCGCAGCTTCATTACTTGATCGTGTGGCAGGCTGAAGGCTCGGCCCTTAAATGCCTGCTGGAGCTTTTTGTAGTGCCACTCCGGGATCGGCGTGAACTGTGATTTGCTAAACCAGTGCCCCCACATTTGAACGCCTGTGATCTCCGTGAGCTGTTTGGCCTTGAGTCCGACCTTCTGAGCCTCTCCGATCATATAATTGAGGATCGCCTCGTATGCGTCGTTGAAATGGTCTTTGTTGTTGTTGAAGCCTTCGACGCCGCACATAACAAAGAGGCATTTCTCGGTTTCCCTCGGGTAGCTCCGCATGAGCTCGCTGTTGACGCCGAAGGCTGAGTGCTTCGCCCATGTGATGTAGTTTCTGAATGTGATCTGGTTCGCAGCGATCATCGGTCGAAGGATGAAGGCGTAAATATCCATGAGCGGCTCGTCGATGCCCCAGCAGTACCAGCTCCCGTTTTCCTTCAGGATCGAGAAGCTGAGCGCGATCCACTTCCTGTTGAACTCGAGGAGATCGTTCTGGTTCTGGTTGTCGTTCTGGACGCCGTCGCTCTCTTTTCCCATGCCGTATGGCGGATCAGTGAAAACAAGGTCGGCGCGCTGCCCGTTGGTTGCCTTCTGAACGTCGCCCATCATCAGGCTGTCGCCACAGTAAAGCCGATGGTCGCCCAGCAGCCAGAGATCTCCGGGTTCGGTGAACGGTTCCTCCGGCGGTGCCTCGGGCTCGGTGTCGCCGTCCTCCTTTTCCGACTCGTCATCATGCAGAGCTTCGGACAGAGCCGTGACAAGATTGCCGTATTCTTCCTCGGTGTAGCCGCTGAGCATGAACGGGATCTCGCCGGTGTCGATGTCGGCGAAAACCTCGGCGAGCATCTTGTTGTCAGTGGTGGCGAGCTCCGCGATGCGGTTGTCAGCCGTCAGATCGGCCAGCTCCTCGGCCTCGCTTGCGTAGTCCTGATAGTCGACCGGGGCGTCGGTCAGGTCGTCGAGCTGCGCGGCCATGAGACGGCCGTGGCCCTTGGTGACGAGCCCGCTGCGCTTGCTGACGGTGATCGGGGCGCGCCAGCCGGTCGCCCGGATGATAGAGGCGAGGAGTTTGATCTGCTCCGGCGGGTGCTGGTTGGGGTTCTTGGGGTTGGGCCGCAGATCCTTCAGTGGGACGATGGCGTCGTGTGCGCAGAACACGGGGACGCTGCCGGCGTATGCCTTCGGCGTGGCCGTGGTGCTGTACTCCTCGATCTCGGGGCCGGTCTGCGGCTGCGGTTTGTCTTTTTCCATGTGTTTCCTCCTTTCTGAGCGTTGCAGAAGGACGGGTTACTTCTCCGGGGCACCTTCTTCGTGCAGGTGGGCCTCGGTGTTGACCGTTCTGCTCCACCAGTCTCCCGGCTTGAATGAGCCGTTCAGCCATTTGCGTATGTTGGACTCTTTGTAGCTGTTGATCCGGCGCAGCAGCCGGCGCAGTTTGTCCTCCTCGATCTCGGCTGTGCTGCGGCCGAAGATGATGCGAAGCTGGTCGAGCATGATCTGGACGTCAGCCAGCTCCTCGACCGCGTTCTCGAGTGCGGCCTTCGCCTCTGCGGCGCAGCTCACGCGCTTCACTTTGCAGAGGGCTTTGGTCAGCTCGGCCATCTCCTCGACGGCCATGTCCATTTGTGCCGGTGCGCCGTAGGTCGTGATCGCACGATCCAGAATAGTCCAGCGTTCCTCTGCGGTCATCACGGGCGGCCTCCCTTCGTCAGCTCTCTGACCAGTACGACCACGAGCACGATCACGATGATGGCGAGGGTGATGGCGGTCGGGATCCAGATCGGGGCCAGTACCCACAGCCAGCTCCAGCCGATGACGCCGGTGAGCTTCAGGACGATGAAGGCGACGGCGAGAAGGCCGCAGAAGCCGATCCCGCCGGCCGTCGTGTTGTTTCTTTCGTTGTTCATGTATTACCTCCAGTATTATTTGCCGAGCCCCTTCAGCGCGCAGGCCGTGCAGGCGGTTCGGACGTCGGGCTCCAGTGCGAGGATCCGGCGGGCTGTGTCCGTCTGCCAGCACTCAGCGCCACAGACGGGGCAGGTGGTGAGCCGCCAGTCGTCCGTCGGAGGCTCCGGGACGTTGTCATGCAGCGGCATGGTGAGGATCCCGCCGTCTCCGGGCTGGTGGGGCGTGAGGACAGGCTCAGGCTCGTCGGGGATCATGGCGTCGAGGAGCTCGTTGTACTTCTTGAATATGGCCTCCGACGCTGCGCTCCAGCTTTCGCCGTGCTCCGTGTCCTCCGGGGTGGCGACGTGGGCCAGCTCGTGCGCCAGCAGCTCAGGGGCGGCGCTGATAGGCGCCTCGGCCGAGATGCAGACGATCGGCGTGCTGCCGTCGTCGGGGAAGATGGTCAGGCCGTAGGCGGTGCCGTTGGTCTCGTCCCGCAGGTCGGGGACGTACTGCGCGACGTACTCGACGCCGGGGTAGAGCTCAGAGAAGGCCCGGGCCACGATGGCTGTCGGGTCATTGATGAAGGGCGAGGCCATCGGGCCGATCTTCTCGTACTGCTTCAGGGCTGCGTAGGTCTCACGCAGCATGGCCCGCACTTCGTCCTTCTTGATGCCGTTGATGGTGGGCCCGTTCAGGATCAGGTCGAGCATCTTGTCGCTCCAGTCCTGCATCAGGTGGGTCTCCGGCATACCGCAGCCGAAGGGCACGACGTCGACCTTCTCACGGGTGAGGGTTTCGTATTCTTTCACGGTGCTGCTCCTTTCAGAAAAGCCGAGCGGGCCGGAGCCCGCCCGGCGCTTCACTTACTGCATGACGACGACCTTGCCGGCGTCGATCAGATCGCCCATGTTCTTCAGGAAGTAGTCGGCGATGTTCTTCTTGGCCTCGAGCTTCCAGATGCCGCCGTCGGCCTCGAAGAAGCCGATCCCCTCGTCGGGATCCACGCGCAGCAGAAACTCGCTCTCGGGCTGTTCCACCTCGAGGAATGTGCGGAACGGCCGCAGCATGACGCGGGGCTTGATCTCGACGACCGCGTTGAGGGCGACGCCCTGACGTGCCTCGACGGTCTGCGTGACGCCGTTGTCGTTGGTGCTGACGCTGTTCTCGTTGGTCATGCGACTCAGCAGGTCGAGCAGGTAGGCCGTTCCCTCGTTGGGGATGCAGAGGCTCCGCAGCTCGATCAGAGCTACCTCGCGTCCTCTGAAGCCGGTGTACAGGCCCGGGGCATCAGCCTTGGCGCGGTAGAGCGTGTTGCGGGAGAAGTCGCTCAGGTAGGTGGTCATCACCTCGACGGTGTCGTTGCTCTTGACCTGCACCATGATGGTCGTGCCGTACTTCTCGAGCGTGTCCTTCATCGCTCCGGCGATGCACTCGGCCATAATGGTCGCGGCCTTGGTTTCGCTGTTTTTTGCGGCCTGTTCAATGGCTGCGCGGATCTCGTCGGGCTCGTAGCCCGTATTCTCATAGGCGGCGAGCTTCTGGACGAGCACCTCCTTGGTGGCTGCGCTCCAGTAGCCCGTCTTGATGCCGTTGGCTCTCTCGTGGGTCAGGCGTTCCATGCTGGCCCTCCTCTCAGGTGGCCGATCCGAGCGTCATCTGCTCGGCCTCGGTCGGGTTGTCGGCGTAGGCTGCGGCCGTCTGGCCTGTGGGGCCCGAAGGCTCCGCTCTGGCCCACACGGCCTCGGTGGCGTCCGAGCGGGTGGCCTTACGGCGGCCGACCGTCGTGAGGATCCCAATCTCCTTCAGCTCCGTGAGCCGCGGGGCGACGTAGTTGCGGTTGAAGTACGGGATCCGGCCGGCTGCAACGAGCTCCTCGGTGATCTCGCTGGCTGTGAGCTCACGGTTGCCGAGGGTCTCGAGGATCAGGCGGCAGCGGGCGGCCCGCTTGGGGAGTACGGCGTCATAGCTACGGCGCCGGGTCTCTTTGGTTGTCTGGTTCATGTCTTTCCTCCTTTCCAGCCAGCTCGACGCTGTCGGCTGGCGCGCTGTTGGTGCATACTTGCCCGGACTATGCGACGTCTGTTTTTGCGGCGGTTTCAGCCTGTGGGAGGAGTTTGAAGATCTCCGCGATGACCGAAGCCGTCCATCCGTTTCCGATTGCTCTCTTTCTCGCCGGCTCCGGGACGGCTGCTGTGTAGCCGACGGGGAGCCCTTGGAGTTTTTCGAGCTCCTCGACGGTAAAGTGCCGGATGACATTGTCGTAAAATACGCAGATGTCGCAAGCGCAGGTGATGGTATGGCTTTTTTGATGTATCACGCGGCCGCGTCTGGTGGTGCTCCCGGGGAAGGCGAGGGAGACGCCGTCGCCATCGACGGCCTCGATATATCCGCGGGCCGTGGCCTGCTTGACCACGATGCCGCCGGCGGTCTTTTGGACGAGCCCCATCGAGCCCTCAGATATTCCCGGGCCGAACAGGAGCCCGCCGGCCTCCGTGAAGCCGCTCACGTCGACGTTGCGGTCGATGATGGTGTTCAACGGCTGCCCCCCCCCGCTACTCAGCGGGCCGAGGTCTGCGATGTTGCTCCAGTAGGCCCTCGGCCGATTTTGAGCGGAGTGTGCGCGGCTGTTGATGTGGACGGGCTGCACGCCGAGCTTCTCAGTGATGACGTCCTCCCACTCGCGTTTCATAATCACGTTTTCGAGGAGGAACTTCACGTCGGGGTTTTTCTCCCTGACTTCGTTCAGGACTCGCACATAGTCAAAAAACAGACGGCTGCGCGGATCGTCGAAGTTTAGGCCGGCCCCAGCCCTCGAGAAGCCTTGGCAGGGGCTCCCGCCGATGACGAGGTCGATTTTCGGGAGGTCTGGCGCCGTTACGCTTTCCACGGGGCCGATGTGGATCATGTCGGGCCAGTTTGCTCTCGCCACAGCCTTCGCGTCCTTGTCAATCTCGCTGGCGATGTAAAGGTCGACGGGCACGCCAGCCATCTCCAGCGCGAGGCGGCCGGTCGCTATTCCGTCGAAAAGGCTCAGGACTCTCATGCTGTCACCTCCTCGATGCCGTGCAGGAACTTGATGAAGCCGGCCGTCGCCGGCACTTCGTAGCGGGAGAGCTCTGCGTGCGTCATGTATTTGCGGCCGTAGATCTCGGCCATGTCACGCCAGATGGGCCACGGCACGCGGTAGAAGTCCGTCAGGCTCACGGAGACGAGCACGAAGGCGACGGCGCCGAGCTTGTGATGGGCCTCGAGGTCGTCCTGCTGCTCTTGGGTGAGCCGGCGCTGCTCGATGCGCTCGTCGTCGGTGTGCTTGGCCTCGAAGTAGATGCTCCGGCCGCCCTTCAGGGTGCCGCCATAGTCCGGCTGGGCCTGCTTGGTGTAGCAGGCGAGGAACTGGCCCTTGCGGTTCTTGGCGCCGAGTGGCTTCATGGGCTCCGGCGTCTTTTCAATCTTGGCGAGGCCGCGGCTGAGGTAGTAGTCGCACGAGGCCGAGATGATATTCTCGAAGTAGCCGCCGGCGACTCTGGCCTGCTTGCCGCGGATCTGCGCCATCATGTGTTTTTCGGCTGCGTAGGGCGTCGGGTCGTTGTAGCCCTCCGCGTTCTTTCTCGGGTCGTACTTCGTCACGGCGTTCAGCCTCCGATCTCGATGTGGGTGCCCGGATCGGCGATCAGGCGGTCAGCGAGCTCGAGGATGACGCTGCCATCCAGCTCGATGCTGAGAGGGCCGTGGTCGAGGTGCTGGTTGCAGACAGCCATCGCTCTGAAGGCGGGCAGGTGCAGCGTCACGCTGCCGATGTCAGGCTTGCCCTCGGGCTCCTCGTCAGGCTTCAGCTCGCTGATGGCCTCGAAGCCGTTGCGGACGGGGATGCCGTGCGCCTTGGCGAGCTCGATCTCCGCGGCCATGCCGGCCGAAGGATGGTCAATGCCGAAGGCCCACAGCTCAGAGCAGCCGAGCACCAGCTCGCTGCCGATCTTCAGGGCCAGCTCACGCTCCTCGGGGACGTTGTCGTCCATGAACTGCGTGAAATAGATGTGCGGGGTGACGGGGATGACGCCCTTCTGCACAGCCGCGCGGCTGTACTCCTTGGCGCGCTGGATGTTGTTCTCGTAGTCCCCGCGGCACGGGGAGCAGATGTAAACCTTTTTCATGTTGTTCCTCCTATCGTGAGCGCCAGCTCTGGCCGGTGAGGGTGATGCCCCTGCACATTTCCATGAGCCGGTCGATGGTGGCCCGGGCCGTCATGCTGTCGCGGCTTTCTCGTGGCGTCATGCGGTCGATCAGGGCCTCGGTGTCGTAGTTGGTGGTCACTATGGTCGGCAGGTACGCCTCATAGCGGCCGTTGATGATGTTGTAGACCGTGGAGATCGCCCACTCGGTCGGCGGCTCCTTGCCGATGTCGTCGATCACGAGGAGCGGGACGGTCTTGTAGATCTTCAGGACGTCGCTCTCGCTGCCGCCGGTCGTGGAGTAGGTGCGCTTGATGCGCTCCAGCAGGTCGATCATCGTCATGCAGATGACCGGCTTGCCCTGCGCGATCAGGTGGTTGGCGATGGCAGCGGCGAGGTGGGTCTTGCCGGTGCCCGGCGGGCCAGCTATGAACAGGCCGTTGCGGCCGGGTTCCTGACGGCCGGGCTGTGGCAGCATGGCGTCGAAGCCTTCGGCATAGCGCCGGGCGGCTGCCGCTGCGCGTTTGTTGTCGTCAGTGAGCTGGAAGGTGGAGAAGGTGCGCCGCAGGAAACGGTCGCCCATGCCGGACTCGCCGACGATGCGCTTGATGCGATCCCGCATTTTCTTCTCCTCCTCAGCCTTGGCGGCTGCGGTCTCAGCAGCTTCGCGCTCTGCCTTCTCCTTCTCGTAGGCAGCCACAGCCTCGGGACAGGTGCATCGCTCGGCTCCGTAGGGAGGCCAGAGGATGCGGTTGCCGAGCGGGATGCCCTTGTGGTAGCGCAGGGCGCCGCAGAACTCGCAGGGGACGGGCTCGGGGACTCCGGGACGGCCGGCGAGGCGCTCGTCGTTGCTCCAGATCCAGTTGCCGGGGTCACTCGTCGTCGGCCGGCTTGAAGCCCTTGCCCCAGTCTCGGCCGGAGCTGTCGGGCTGTTCAGGATCTCGCTGATTTTCTGCACCTTCGTTCACCTCCTCGTTGTCCCAGTAGCCGCCGTTGAGCCATGTGCTCGGGTTCGGTATGTAGCGCCCGTTCTCCCGGCGCCACTGGTCGCTCCGCTTCTGAGCGTCGACCGCCTGCATGATCCTCTCGTGGAGCTCAGCGGTGGGCTTGATCTTGTTCCACGCCTTCAGAGCGTATTGCTTGCCGGTTTTTTTCGGGTAGGCTTTCCAGAACTCGAGAAATCTGACCTCGACGAGCGACTTCGTGCCGCCGTCGCTCCCCTCGTCAGAGGGGGAAGGGGGTGTATTACCTTCTCTTGTGTCATCTTCTCTACTCTGGTCTACTCTGCCTCCGGCTTTCTTGCGGCCGCTTGCCGGTCGTCCGGCGGTCGGTGCGCGGTCGTCCGGCGAGGTGTCGGCAGACGCCGCAGCAGCGGCCCGACGGTTGCGGGATCTCTCTTTTTCGGCCTGCCGCTGGTCGATCAGCTTGCCGGCGTACTCATACCAGTCGTGGATCTCGAGGCTGCCGTCCTCTTTTTCGTCAATCCAGCCCGCCCGGATCAGCGTTTTCGCCAGCTTTTCGGGGTCTCCGTCCCACTGAGCGGCCCGCGCGATCATGCGCGGCGTGATGTCCGAGAGGCTGCCGGTCGGGGCGTTGTCGAGGGCCCACAGCCAGAACGAGACGAGCAGCCCCATCATGTGCGGCGGCTCGACTTCGAGCTGGTCAGCAGCGTCGAACAGTTT